TCGGTGGCGGCGGCACAGTTGGTGTGGCGGCCTCAGTCCGGAACAATTTGAAAACCAGAACCTCGCTTAGGCCTGTGTCCATATTACGTGGGTAGGATCAATCCACACTCTCCGTCGAATCACCGGTACAACGTTAGCGGTTACCTTCTCCACTTTCACAGAACCTAACGGCACTTCGCTGTCGGATGCTTTTGCTCTTTGGAATTATCAAAGCGGCAGATATTCTTTCATCTTAAATTTTACGTCTTTGTCCTGACTGATGTTTATCCTGTTTGGCTGCGAAATAAATATAAAATTAATATATATATTGTAATGATATATTTTTATAAATTATTCCCTGCGTGAATTTTAATAAATTTAATCTATCCCTTTATACGCAATACATTTACTTTCCTCTTTTGATGATCTTAAATGTCTTATTTTTCGTAATGTGTATAACAAGGAATAGTGATGAAATTTAAAAAATGTCTTCTGCCTGTGGCAATGTTAGCGTCATTCACTCTGGCAGGATGCCAGTCAAATGCTGACGATCATGCCGCCGATGTTTATCAAACCGATCAACTGAATACCAAACAAGAAACTAAAACCGTTAATATTATTTCCATTCTTCCCGCAAAAGTTGCCGTAGACAACTCCCAAAATAAACGGAACGCACAAGCCTTCGGCGCGCTTATTGGCGCAGTCGCTGGCGGTGTTATCGGCCACAACGTCGGTTCTGGCAGCAATTCCGGAACGACGGCAGGGGCAGTTGGCGGCGGAGCTGTAGGCGCGGCAGTGGGTTCTATGGTGAATGATAAAACCTTAGTGGAAGGTGTTTCTTTAACATATAAGGAAGGCACCAAAGTGTATACCTCTACCCAGGTGGGTAAAGAGTGCCAGTTTACGACAGGTTTAGCCGTTGTTATTACCACAACGTATAACGAAACGCGTATTCAGCCAAATACTAAATGTCCTGAAAAGAGCTAATAATCAGGAGGAGTCATGAAGAAAGTTTTTCTTTGCGCCATCTTGGCCTCCTTAAGCTATCCGGCTATCGCCTCATCATTGCAGGATCAACTCTCTGCTGTAGCAGAAGCTGAACAGCAAGGTAAAAATGAAGAGCAAAGGCAGCATGACGAATGGGTCGCGGAGCGCAACAGGGAAATCCAGCAAGAGAAGCAACGTCGCGCAAATGCCCAGGCCGCCGCTAACAAAAGAGCGGCAACGGCAGCGGCAAATAAGAAAGCTCGTCAGGATAAACTGGACGCCGAAGCCTCTGCGGACAAAAAACGCGATCAAAGTTATGAAGATGAGCTACGCAGCTTAGAGATTCAGAAACAAAAACTGGCGCTGGCAAAAGAAGAAGCCCGCGTTAAGCGAGAAAACGAATTTATCGATCAGGAACTGAAGCACAAAGCTGCGCAAACCGATGTGGTGCAATCTGAAGCTGACGCCAACAGAAATATGACTGAAGGCGGTCGCGATCTGATGAAAAGCGTGGGCAAAGCAGAAGAGAACAAATCGGACAGCTGGTTTAATTAATCGATGTTAGTAACTTCAAGCCTATGATTCTTGAAGATAAAAAACCCTCTGTAGTAACAGAGGGTTTTGTTCATTCATAGTGCAGGGATTAAAATCATTCCCACTCAATTATTTACGGCATATATAACCAATTGACTGGTAACAAATTTATAAGTCAAATTTTTCACCGTACCGTTTTATATACCGTCACCGGAAATCAGTACCATGGAAAATGCCATGTCACCGGGTCAGTGAATCGTACTGCTTTTCACAGACTCGTCCGGCTTCGGCGGCCCGGTCAGCGTACTCTGCCAGTTGTCGGTTTCGCTCGAGAGATTTGCTGAGCACGTCGGCAAGCAAAACTCCGGTGTCTGCGGCTGACGTCCCAGCGCCGACAGTGGCGTTATACTGCCTGAGCTGCTCACGGATGGCAACGAGCTGTTGCTGCAACCTGCCAGCACGAGCGGCAGCATCAAGAGCATCATTACGCGCCTGGTCGATCCTCTGCTGCGCTTCACGTTCATTGGTCGCTTTCTCCTGTTCGTCATGCTGACGAGCTTTCTCATCTTCGGCTTTGCGGTCTGCCTTTGCCTGCGCATACCCGGCGTCGTACTGTCGATCGCCGTGAGCATTCCAGGCAATCCTGCAGCCGATCACCAGAGCAGCAAGCATCATCACGATAAACAACTGTTTCCAGTACGCTTTAACGAATGCCCGGATCATACCGCCAGCACCTTACTGGCAGTGATGTACCGCGCGCACCGGTCGTCGATGCCGTTCTGCCCACCATTGATGATCTGCGTGACGCGCACCAGGTCGCCGGTGTATTTCATGCAGCCTTTTGTTGCGAAGAACCACGCCGCGCTGCGGGCCGCGTATTCGTCCTGCGCCAGCAGCTCCGGCTGGCTAACCAGCTCAATTTTGAGCCCGTTGCCGCAGTCCCGGTAGTTGTTCAGGCCGGTGATCTGGATAAGTCCGCGCCCGCGGTAGAACCAGCCGTCGGTCGGCCCGTTGTTCCCCATGCGCTTGCCGTACACCAGATTGGCGATCGCACGCTGGCGCTCCAGCGGTAACGATGGCTCACCAGCACGGCGGCCCAGCTCGTTGGCCTGACCCTGAGTGAGACGCCCGGCGCGGACGAATCCTACCAGCCCGTTCACGCTGTAGTTGAAGTTCTCCTGCAGCCGTGTGAATCCGCCTGACTCATGCCCCACCTGCGCGATAAACATCGCCTGATGCAGAGGATTCTCGATGCCAAACTCTTTCATGGCTGCGGTGATATGCAGATACCAGCGCGTGGCCAGTACCTCACTGATACCAGCTGCACGCTGGAATTGTTTAATGTCCATGCTGGGACCTCGTTATCTTGAAGATTTGAACCACGTTCCCTTTTGTCTTGATGAGAGCAGCCAGGAACACAGCTTTGATGATGACTTCTGACCAGTCGGCGCTGACGTAGTACCCGTAGAACGTTCGGATAGGTACGCTGGCAGCCACGACGATCAGCAGGTAGGCGAGCCATCCACCCCACCAGCGATGGCGTGACCCGTCACGGCGGAATAGCAGGACTCGGATTGCAATGCCGCCGCAGATAGCGGCGTTCAGGATGAGAAGCAGTTCAGGACTGGTCATCGTCTTTTCTCCCCGGGATCAGGTCGCGCGGATTTTCAGAACGGTGATACAGCCAGATGCCAATGCGGACAGCGACGATAGACGATACGAATGCCCCGGCAGAAAACACAATGCCCTTCTCGAAAGAGTCAGGTGTGATTTTCGGGATCCAGCTCGCTATTCCGATAAGCAATGTCGCTGTGGCTTTATAGAAGAGAACTCCGCATAGGTAGCTGAGGAACGCCAGCAGTAACCGACGCTTAATCGGATACTCTACTGCCGAGGTAACAAAAATTACCGCACCAGCAAGCGAACCTAACGCTACCTCGGGAGGGACACCGACGACAACTGAAGCCAGCGCACCCAGGCTAAGCCCCTGATTCAGCGATTCCGTGGTTAACGTGTGCGACATAGTGACCACCGTTTAATGTGCATAAAGAACCCCCTTAGTTGGTGAGTTCATCATACACAATAAACCATATGTGGTTTAATTATGATCGGAATGCTCTTAACGAAATTACCTTACGGGTATTAAAAAGCCCACCTGAGTGGGCTTCTATTACTTGGTTAAGCTTGCTGGCAGGTGGCTTTTAATTATGTTTTTACCGATGAACACTGACCCTTCATCAGTAGGGTGACCGTAATCCATGGACATAAGCGTAAAGCCACTATCTACCCTTGACCTACACTTCAGTTCTGTACCTTCACGTGCACACAAGCCATCAAGTATGTCGACAAAATCATATCCTTCATTGTCTTTTGATATCGTCTTCATTTTGTTATTTGTCGCGACAATCTGTTTATCCAAAAATCTGTTATCAATGTAAATATCATTGGGATTATAGTTTTTCGCAACAATAAGCGGCAGGCTCCCTTTCCACTGAGGAACAGGACCAAGGACTATAACTTTTTTAACACCCAGTGCGTGTATTTTTTCAGCAATATCTTGCCAGTCTGTTTCTTCATGCTGGAATCTCTGAGCTAATACCACAACATCAGGTTTAACAATATTTATATCTTCAATGGCTTTTTCATTGGATAGATTACATCCAATTGTGGCACTTATAACTCCAGGGAATTTATGGAGACTCGGTTTACAACTTGAAGCAGCAAGTTGATAGAATGGAACGCCATCTTTTAGAAGTGATCTTATCCCTAAAGAAAGTGCTCCCGCGTGAGAGTCTCCCCATAAGAAGACACCTCCCCTTTTATCAGTATCGACACATGATTTATCGATATGATCCAGTTTTTCACTGCTGTTACATTTATCCCACATCCCATTATTATCAAACCGATATCCATCGTAATGCACCACAGTTTCATTACCGGTAGTTTTTGTGATACTTCGCATATCAGTGTTAGCGCCATTAGAAATATATATACCAACAGCTAAAGCTAATGATGCAAAGTACAGAAACTCCTTTTTAACGCCGCCTCTACTTTTGAAAACACTTTCTATATATTTAAATGACAACATACCCATCGCCACTGACGCAACAATTCCAATGAGCGTTGTTAATATAGAAACACCACCATATGTATTATATATATAGATAGATCGGCCAGTGCCACAAATAAATTGAATATGAATACAACCCAATCTTTTGCGCAAAAGATGAATCTAAGATAATGTTATCAGAACACGACCACAATATGATCATCGTGCCGATGATAGGCAGCAGCGCATTGTAGCTAGGCCAGTACGATTCCTCGCTAAAAATAAAGCAGGATACTAATATGGTAGCAATCCCGATATATGGGAAAGGTTTTCGTTTAAATATTGATGTCGGGAAAAGATAAACCACGCCGCCAGCAATCATCTCCCATGCCCTTGTTGGAAGCAAGAAATATGATGAGCTAACTAAAATCCTAGATGCATAAATGCTAAGTGCTAAACTTAATAGGCCTGCAATCAGAATTAATATCCTAGATACCTTTAAACTGAAAGCCTTTCTGATAATATAAATGGCTAAAGGATATATAATATAGAATTGCCATTCTACAGATAGAGACCAAGTATGAAGTAACCACTTCTCTTCTGCACCAGGAGCAAAGTAGCTTGACTCCTTCCAATAGACGATATTTGAAACAAATAGAAGGCTTGACGCAGCGTGCTTCGCCAATGTCTTAAATTCAGGAGTGTACATGTTGTACCATCCGTATACCATTACGCAAATTAGCATAACGGCAAGCGCAGGCACTATCCTTCTGGCTCGTGCTTTATAAAAGCCCCACAGAGAAAATTTATTTCCTTCTAATCCGCCAAATATTATTGACGTCATCAAAAAACCAGAAATTACAAAGAATACATCTACGCCAACAAATCCACTCGGGACCCATCCTCTGTTGAAGTGGAACAGGACTACAGCAAGAACTGCTATAGCCCTGACTCCATTGATATCCTTCCTGAAGTCCATGCCTCAATGCCTCACACAGTTACGATACGAGGCATGTTATACATTTAGACTGTGGATTTCATCATTTAAGCAAAAGTTAGTTTGAATCGTTCAAGTATTACGCTATCACTTTAAGTGTGAGTTTGTACATCAGGCTTACACCGGTTGCTGATATCGGCGTCTGCAGTACCACCGCTGTGTTGCTTGCTGATACCACTGCTAATGGAGCGCTTGATCCAGCTGAAGATTGCGAGCTTGCCACGACATGCGCAGTGTAGTCATCGATTCTAAATCCTGTTGGGGCGTCGAGTTGCACCCTGCCATCGCCAGCATTGATAACTTTTGTTTGCCATGCGTTATGCCTGCTATATCCGTTGCGTATGTAGTCGTACGTCTCATTGGCCTTCATGTATCTTTCCATATACATGCAACCAATAGATTCAATGCACTGATAGTTTGCTGGAGCCAGCTTAAGGTTGGTTGATGCTCCGCCAAGTCTTGAAGCACCCCCAAGATGCATTCCGCATTGCTCGAACGTGATCTTCGAGGATGGGTCTACAGTAACTACGTATGGTGCAAAGGTGCTATCTGTATACTTTGAAAGAACAGGCGCATAGTGTTTTACCGATATGTTACTAAACTGACCGACGTATATTAAGCTTCGATTTGAAGATGCAATAGCTGTCTCATCGGCAGCACCCATAAGAGTTCTCATCACCTTAGCAACGCCTTGAGTTCCAAGCCCCTTGATTAATACACCATCAGTGGAGTCTTGGAGATAATGAAGCTTAAATTCTGCTTCAACGCTACCGATGCAATTAATATGGGCACCTTCCCACGCTTCTATCCCCATATCAAATGTTACGTTACTGCACGTATCAAGCGTAATGCCCATTGCTGTTTCATTTACACTGTCGTAGTTGCCGTACTGCGCAAGCGCTCCTTCAAACCAACCGTGGAATTTTGCATAATTACAGTTCTTCAGATAGATGGGGAATGGGGTATGATCCGCCTGAAGTTCAATATGATGTGATGTAGTTGAGCCTCCAACCGTGTCCTTTTCCGGTGATAAGCTTACGGCGTCAAAGTAAACGCCCTTGTGGCAAGAATCAAATCTAATAATCCCTTGCGTTCCCCACGCGCTGTATCCAAAACATGCATATTCAGCACCAAACATGCTCACATCCAAATTTGCTTTTATAGCCATATTTAGGTGTAAAGCAATGGTGCCAAGTCCTTTACTTGCAACATGCCTTGCGGTGTCCCACTTAAAGGTTAATCCCTTAATGGTCAAATCCCTAAATGCAGAGTCAGAGCTACCAGCTTCATCAGAATCCATAACTCTGCCAATGCATAGCTGCCCGAATTGATAGCTCGAAGAATTGCTAGGGACAGATCTAATAAACCCAGTGGTAAAGTCAAAACCTCCTAGAGGCGGTGCGATCCAGGCTGATTTTTGTCCGAATTCTAAATAATCAGTACTCCCAAAGTGATACATCTTATTTTTTTTAACATTGATTTGGCACTTCCCTCTGGCATAGTTCTCAGCCGCCTGGCAAGCTGCCCAATCGATGGTCTGAGTTAATGATGTTACGAACGGGTATACGGCCTGGGCAGCGGACAGTGTAAGGTATCGCTCAGATAAAGGATGGGCGGTACCGTCCCCGATCGCCCCAAACTGCTCGGGAGTAACGTAGATCAACAGTTGAGAAAGGTTTCCCTGAGGCTGCACACCAATAAGCGTCGGCCCGGTTGGCTTTGCCAGTTCAACAAAAACATCTGTTGCCGATCCAGATGGTGGCATCGTTACATATGGATTGCCTGCGCTGTCGAACGCAATAATTTTGTTCGCCCTGGTCGCAGCATTCGGTAACGAAGGAATTGGTTCTGGAGTTCTGAGAGTGCGGCTAAGGTTAGAGCTGGCAACGCCATCAACATAATTTTTGGTCGCCGCGTCCTGAGGGTCCCGAGGGTCGCGCACATTCCTGATGTAGTTGTTTAGGGCATCGTACCAGTTGGCGATACTCGACGGCTTACGCAGCGCCAGGCGGAACATGCTGCCAACCTGCTGTATCAGCATCGTCAGTTTATCGAATGCGTCTTCATGCACCTCAGCGAAGAACTTACCCTGGTTGCGCAGATCGGTATCCTGCGTAACCGGTAGCTCTCTTGATATAGAGATCTGATAACCGTTGGCCAATGCCTTCGACAGTATTATATTACCGCCGCTATAGCCTCCCGCACCAGTGACTATGTAATCAGTATCAAGAATCAGCTCTGTGATGTTCTCGTTCAGGTCAACAACCTGCACTACTAAATCAGATTTCTGGAAAATCCTGAAGGTATAAGGGAATGTCGTTGTAACACCGTTACCGGTGTATTCGTTGTGGTCAACTTCGGTTGAGACCGTCATGTTAAATCTCCAGATAGTCGCAGCACCCGTTGCGCCGCATATCCGGTTATTCTATTACCTGAAAAACCATATATGGATAGACAACCCATAAATACGAACAGATATTACCTTTCAGGTGATTCGCAAAACGTGCTGGATAGCAAATAAATTATTTGATACTGTATATTTATACAGTTATTGCATGGAGAAGATAAGATGCAGCAGTATCACTATCCACTGGAAGACGGATTTACCGAAAGGATTCACACGCCGGGAGGCGTCAGATCACTGGTGGAGGGATCGCACTTGATGAAATTACTCCGGGAGCTCGATAAGGATGGATTTAATGTCGATGGCCCACTTGCCGAACTGACTGCACTGATTAACTACGTCACCAGCTCACAGATGTCTATGCGGGATCTGCAAACACATCTCGACTATTGTGCCGAACAATTACGAAAACAAACCACATAAAGAAAAGGCCGCTAGAGCGGCCTGTGACATGTCACGCTCACGTTATGACAAGCCTATGTACCCTGCTACACCAGATAATATCAAAATAACTGCAACAGCAAATTCACCATCACCAATGATACATTTACGGTTCATAACGCCAAGTGCAATAAGCGCAAACACAACAAGAATAAAAGCAATCATTTCTCATCCTTATTGCGGAGTGACATCCTGCGGTCGCCACCAGTATGTCTGGTTAAACTCTTTCTTCGAACGTTACTCCATTTTACGCAAATAACCTGGTGAAAAATACTCCTGCATCTGGTTAAATATCATATGATCGAGAGCCGCCTTCAAGTACCAGAGATTCGCACCTGGCATCAGCCCCTTCCCCAGCTTAACCATATCACCACCAGTCTGCTCATTCTTCCCTTCCACAGCATTTAACGGTATGCCCTGAGCTATCTTAACGATATCATCAACAAGGCCTGCCACCGGACCAAGCATCGACGCCAGCGCGCCGCTTCCGTACCTAGTGTGATCTGACAATAAAAAGTCACCGTAAAGGCCAAGACCACCACCTTTCAGTAGAGCACCAAGCCAAAATTTAGCAGCATCTTCTCCTGTCATCTCGCGAGGATTACGACCAGACGCAAGGTCGTTAAGTTGCTGCGACAAAGCGCCAAGAATGGTCGTACTGGCAATAAACGTCGCAATATATGCCGCACGCCCACCAGCAGACGGCATACCCATAGCGCGTGACCAGTGACGCATAACCACCGAGATAGGGAACGATTTAAACAGGAAAACACTTCTCGTTAATTCACCCTTCCATGTTCCACGCTGAATACCAGAACCGGTTATCAATTGCTCACGCGCGCCAGGTGTAATAACAGCCATATCAACTTCTTCAGTTACGGCACCGAGCAGTTTACGCATTGCCTCAAATTTCACACGTTCAGGCTCACCAAGATGTTTAACTGCTGAATCAGGGATACGCATAATGCTTTCCGGTGTCAGCATCGTATTATTGCCGTTCCCCCAGTCCTCCTGTTGTGCCAGCTTCCATACGCTCCAGTCTGTTTCAGTAATCCCTTTGCTTTTCAGGATACGAAAATCAGAGTCATCGAGGCTACGAAGGTCTGGTGTCCGTGACACTACTTCTCCCAGGCTTCCCATCATTGTTACGCCATAGGCGCGCTTGTGCGCATCTGACCATGCTGTAAGTCCACTGGCACGCATTACCGCCGTTGCCGCCCAACGAGACACAGACGGCCCCATATTATCCATCGCCCAGCGGTTAACGCTGCCAAGTAGAGATTCCATCGCCAGACCAGCGCGGCGCGCCCGCGCAAGCTCAGTACGATTCGTTGGGTCCATAGCTTCAAGCTGGTTGCGAAATAACTGGTTCATTGGAAGGTTGGTAACCTTCGCAGACAGATACATGGTTCCAAGATCAGAGAACGATGACAGCAACGCGGATCCGAGTCTGCTGGCAACCAGCCAGTTGCGGATATTGTCAGACCATCGCGCGATGTGCGGATTCGCTACAGGCTGTGTCTTTCCGGAAATAAAGTTGTACAGATTCTCTGTGTTGTTCGCCAGCCGCTCGACTTTACCGGTTTTACTCGGGTTAGCTGTTGCCGTTTCTGCCTTAACCTGATCAAGAAGGGAGCGGAAAACATGATCGGGGTTTGGACCATATGTTTCCACCAGAGCAATATCTTTACTGATACCTTCCAGGTGACCGACCATGATTTCCCATAGAGAGCGATCGCCATAAAGTTGTTGATATTGGAGATAGGAATCTGCATCTTTGAAATGTATCTGTCGTGATGCATTACCACGGTTAGCACGTGCGCCGGAAATTCGCATTCCTGTATCAGTAAGCTTATTCAGCCCACCAGTAGCGATCGTGTTATAAGCCTCTCCAAGAAATGCAGACAACTCGGCATCGTTCATCAGTTGTCCATCGGCTCGGGTATAATATTTGCGATCCAGCTTACCTATAACATCGCTAACCCACTTATCCTTTGATACCGCCCCAACCTTTTCCATAGAATGATGTTGAGGGATCCCCCAGTTTTCGAGATAGCCAATGTCCCCACCAGCATCATTAAACCGGCGGCGCAGCAGCTCTGTAACTTCTCTCCACGCCTTAGCACCTTTTCTTGCTTTAGCATTGCCAGTATTTTGCCCCCGCATTTCATATACCAGGTCACGTACGCCCGCTTCATCTTCAAACAGACCAAAAAAGCGAGGATCAACTGCTTCGAATGCCTCCTGCAATTGACTCAATGCATAATCACGGGTAGCTTTTGTTCTGGATTCAACAGAGAGGAAATTAGATTTACCGTCTGCATTAAAAGCTATAGTACGGTTAAGAGCGCCAAGTTTCCCATCAGCCCCTTGATAGCTATTGATAAATTTATCCAATCTCTGACGCGCGGCTATAGTGAGAGCCACACGACGTTTCTTTAATGTCGCTTCTCGCTGTAATTCTTCAGATGCCAATTGTGCTGCTCGATATAGCCGCTCTGATTCGGAAAGTTGTCGCCACGACATCGGGTCATCACGAGCAATGGAGCGCATATTTCGATAAATGCGGTCTTCAATGTTCTGTATTTCTCGCGCCGTTAACGTGCGCTGCGCCGCCTGCTGGACCGCTTGTATACATTCCTGTCTCATTTAATTTAACCTCTCAAGAAACACGCCACAGCGACATCAAACAGGCTGGAATCCTGTATTGCCTGCTCACTTTCCCTGTTCGCTTCGTCCAGTACTTCACGCGCACTGCGCGATTGTGGATTACCATCATCATCCAGCACGGTGATTATCATGTCAGGTGATTCAAGCAGCGAGTCTTCAGCTATGCGCAGATCAATATCTCCTGCCTGATCTGACATCATTTTTTGTTCTGCCTGTTGCAATATTTTATCAGGCTCAAAAGGAGCTACTTCGTCTGGCGTCCTGACCTCTGCTGTTTTATAGAATGAAACAGCCTGAGCATTAAGTTCACTTTCTGCCTGCTGTCTCCGAGCCAGTTCTGCTCGAGCTTCAAAAAACTGACCGCCAGGCTCGTGCGGTGCCAACGCGTTACGGGAAAATTCCAGGCGTTCTTGTGCCTGCCGGATTCGTTGATCAATATCGCGAAGTCTGGCCTGTTTATCTGATCGAGCACGAGACAAAGCTTTACCGCTACCGGTTGGCTCTTCTGCAAGAATTTGTGCGCGCTGTTCAGTGAGATTTTCAATAATTCGTTGGCTATTAGCGATTTCAGACTGGTAAACCTGTCTATCGCCACGCGACAAAAGCTGCGCGGCCTGTTCTTCAAGCAACCGATTTTCTATAGCGCGCGCCGTTACTCCATTATCTACAGATGACAGAGCCTCATTAACTGCCTGAGACAGCAGACTCTTGCGCCCAGGAATTTCACTGAAAGATGCAGACTCAACAATGCTGGCAACGTCTACAGGTCTCCCCTGGCTAACATCAGACATGGCTTTTCGCAGAGCCTGAATGTGCGAATTACGCGAAAGCACGTTGATCGGAACGCCGGGAGCAATATCAATTTCAGCATGATGAGCGGCATTCGCCGCCAGTGCAGCATCAATATCAACTGGTGAAAAATTTGGTGCGCTTGTAGACTCGCCGCGAGAGTTAATAAATCTGCCGACACCACCAAACGCCACCCCAAGAACAGCATCAATAGCAATTGCCTGTCGATCCAACACATCATACTGGTTAGCCATTTCGCTATAGCCACCATCACGAAGTGTTTTTGCAGTAAGCCCACGCTGTGCCATACCGAACGCAATATTTGTACCTGCGGCATAGGCAATATCTGGCGTTGCACGTACTGCTGTTGCTGCGGCGCGTCGCACTGAACTCTCACCCGTCCGCGCAAGCTGAGCCGCCACACCTTCCGCCAGCGCACCACCAGCACGTAACCCGAGGCTCATAGGGATCAGCGTTCCGGCACCAGCAGTAATGCCCTGCACTAATCCCGCTTCCTGCGCCGTCCTGAAATCAACACCCTGTGCTGTCAGCCGTTCAAACTCAGAAAAACCCTGTAGCGAAGTTACCGCCGCTGCACCTCCGACAGGACCACCGAGCGTTGTACCGACAACAGCCTGCCCGCCCATATCGAACAACCCATAAAGAACCTGCCCAGCGGTTCCAGTTGTCGCGGCATCAGGCGTCAGCCGCTTAACCTGCTGCTCTGCTAGTTTTCTCTGCTCGGCAATGTATGAAACTGAAGTATCATTGAGCGAGGTGTTTTCGTTAACAAACTGAGCAATCGGGGATACGATTTTATCCATCCCTGCCCATAGCAACTGATCTGGCTTTGCCACCAGCCCGGAGTACAAACCAGACAATGCCGCTCCTACAGCATTGTCGAAAAAACCAACATCGCTGTTAAAGCCCGCTGGATTTGATGCTGCTTCGTCAAGTTGCTGATTCTGGTTTACTGGATTAAGGCCGAAGTAACTCATTGCGGAATATCTCCGGAGAATCTCTGACGCTTCTGTGTCAGATCAAGAACAACAGGAGAACCATCATCTTTCAGCAGATAACCAGTACCAAGTTTCACCAGGTACTGACTATCGCCGTAACTTTGCAAACCATACTGACCAGGCGGTGTTTTTATCCCGGTGCCGACAACTTGTTCATTCCAAGCCTGATTAACCTGCTTATCGAATTGCTCTGCAGACATTCCCCACGGCAAAAGGACATTCCCCATTCCGTTATAGTCATGCACGCCACCTGTAGCTACGTTAACAGCCTGTTTCCAGATATCAGTGTCAATTTCGCCTGATATCACGCCTTTTTTCGCCATCACACCAGCGTAATAGTCCTTTGCGATCTCGTATGCCATTGATGCCCCCTGAGCATCACCAGCAAATGCATCCTTCACCATGTCAGAAAACTCAAGGCGAAGATCAGCATCTTTAGGCATCGGAATACCTTTCGCATCATCAGTACCTTTACGAGCCGCCGCGCCAGCAAGAATTGTCTGCGCAGCGGTTTCAGGAGACACGGAAACATCAGGATTAAACCAGTTTTTTTCTGCCAAAATACCACCAGGCTTGTCCATCAGTATCCCGGCAATGGCAGCAGATGGAGCGTTGGCACTGATCTGCTGTAGTGCTGACATATACACCTGCCCACCACCAGTGCTCTGCCTGATGGTATCGAGATATGCTGCCTGTTGGGAAACTGGAGCATCACGAAAGAAAACACCGATCTGATTGGCCTCGTCTTTGGAAAAGAACGTCAGTGGAGTGCCATATGACTTAGCAAGGTCACTTACCTGAGCGGCACGCAAGGCAACGCTCTGTCCAAAGTTATCCTTATTGCTCATGTCGATAGGCTTTGTCTGTCCGGAGGCAAGAGAGAACTGCACAGGATCCGACTGCCGCTGCTTTATCACCTGATTTGCAGCCGAAACAACGTTGTCATAAAGAGCTGCGCGTGCCGCATACCCCTCCCCTGTTTCACCAGTATCCGGGCGTAATTGCTCAACATATGCTGTAATGCTGCTTGTCGGCATGTTGCGGAAAGAGCCTATATACTGTCCGGCGATTTGCGTATTTCTGAACTCGGTATATCGCAGGTTTCCTTCTCTTACTCCATAAGCTGCAATAAAATCAGCCTCACCAGGTGGGTTAGGAAATTCAACGCCACGCATATACGCAGCTGTCGCATCGCGAACCTGGCTGTCAATCATCGTTTTATATTCAGCCTGCTGCTGCCGACGCAGTTGATCCGCCTGTCGCATAAAACTTGCCTGCGCCTCAGGAGATGCCGCATCGAATGCTGCATTACCGGTATAGCGTTTGGTGTTGGTTGGAATTGTTGATAAACCAAGTGCTGCACTGACACCAGCAGTTAACTGCTGATCACTGTATGGCTGGCTACCGTTCTCATGATGGATAATGGCTGCACAAAGCGCCTTCAGGGTATCAGGATTAGATGCATCGAGAGGCTCATCAGCAGAAACGCCAAGTTGTTCGCACACTGCTTTGATATACGACATAGTGTCATTTTTATCAGTAGGCGGTGCCCAGCGATTAATTATCTCGCTGACGGTATCAATACCCTGCCTCTGATACGACATCAGGTTCCGCCCTAATGCACGAATCCCGTGTTCAGGTGTTTCGAATTTAGCAAATCGACCATCATCACCGGTCTGGCCTACCCACGGATTATTTTTGCTGTATTCGAGATTTCCTGGGTTATTGTTGCGTATGCCGCGGGCACGCTCGGAAGAGTCACTATCTGCTACAGCACGGCGAGCTCCAGCAGCAGTATCACTTAACTCGCCATTACTTTGGATGAATGCGGTCGCATTGTTTGCCGACCACTGGGACAATGCAGCATCAGCAACCTTCTCTTTAAACTCGATTTTCTTGGCCTGGATTTGCTCGTTGCTCCAGCCATGTGCAATGCCGTAATCCTCAATTTGCTGGAAAGTTTGCTTGTTAGCCAATACGTATGCGGCGTTGTCGCCATACAATGCTGCGGCATTTTTACCATTGTTCAGCAGTGTCGCCTGAAACTGGCCTTCTTCGTAGGCATTAATTTGCCCTATCTCGTGTCGCCCGGCCTGCGTAGTGAACTGAATGCGCTGCTGCTGCGCCTGCCGCATGAAAGCATTACGAGCCTGTTCATCCGGCAGCGACATAGCCAGTTGTTCGACCTGAGCATCAAACTGCTGCGTATACTCCTGACCTTTTCCAATAGCATTTTTCCCTTTCAGGTTAAGCAAACCTGTTTCAGGGTTATTCAGCAGATCGCTGCTTATCTGACTGAGGTTAAGAGATGCCTCCTGAGCCAGAGCGATATTGGCACGCTGTTTTGCCTGACCAAAAACATCAATTGCTTCTGTCCCTGCCCGAACAAAAGCATCACCAATACCTGGCTGAGAAAACGTCTGCAAGCCTGCTGACTGAACTCCACGGCTCTCAACCTGACGTCCGGATACTGTTGGTACGACTGGCATTATAATCCTCCGGGTAATCTGGTTCCTGCTGCTGCCCCGATTGGCGCAGGGGTGCTTTGAGTAAACGGACTCCACGTCCCACCAAACATCTGGTACGCACCGTATGCCTTCAGAGGCGCAGTGAGCAATGTTGTTGCTGCTCCCACATTCCCCTGTTTACGGGCTGAACTGGCTTCTGCTTTATAGTTGGCAGCCTGAACCTGATAACCGTAAGCCTCGCGTTGCGCGTTATTCACCGTCGTCAGCGAATCAAGAGCGCCAAACTGGGCAGTGTCGCCAAATATATCCAGCGCGTTACCTGTAGATAAATCAGCGCCGGTAGCCCCCATTGTCGCCGCCTGTGTACCAAGCCGCTGTCGGGTCTCTCTGCGCCGTTGCTCAGCTTCAGCGTTACCTCTGTTTATTGCATCATTTGCCTGAGCTGTGGCTATATCTGCGTTCGCTTCTGCAACCTTCGAGGCATACTTTCCCTGTTGGTACTGGGTGTATGCCTGAATGCCACTCATGGCGAGCATTGCGCCACCAGCAATAACCGGATCGCACATTATTTTCTCTCCATGTGAAATCTGTGGAAATTAAGACCAAGAGCACCATAAGGCGCGGCTTCCTCAAGCCTGAATCCAAGCCAGTGCAGCCATGCTTTGGCAACATGGTTTCGCTCGTCGACGTAGTTTTCCAGGCGCGGATAAACTGCCAACATCTGCTGCAATACAGGTCGGCAGTGGCGAAGAAATGTCTTCTGATATTTTTCAATACGGCTGGTTCCGACCAGCCAGGGCGTACCATTGCCACCGATCATTGACGCCGGAGATACGCCAAACATGGTTACCAGTTCTCCGTTCGCGAACCCTGACCAGGCCATAGTCGCAGTGCGAAGACCAACACGCAGCGCATCTTCGGTAGTCATCAGCGATACCGCATACAGTTCGTCAATATCAGCCTGACGAACATCCGGCAAAATCATCTGAAGATGCTCTTCGGTTGCGGGAATAATTCGAACATCGATCATCAGAATCCCCCAACAGTAAGGCGAGGAATAACGGCAAGAACAGACAGCGGCAACGGGTCAAGCTGACGGATTCTTACACGTCCGTTTTTGCCCCAGTTACTGTCCAGTTTTACTTCTACTTTTCCGGTAGCGTCATCAACAGGATCATCGTAGAACTCGAATTCACGCTGTGGATATTCGTACCATTTACCGCCGGGCGTAGTCGCCCAGATGCCGCGGCTGGCATTCACAACCAGAGTAACGGATGGGATCACCTGTTTTTTGTCCAGCAGCGTTTCCTGTCCGTTAATGTTGATATCCAGTGTTTCGAATTCAGCAGTTATTGGCAGGCCGATGTGCACTACAGCCCCCGGAGATTCCAGCGTGACGGCACCTCCGGAAACCACTTTCTGTGGTTCCACGTTCGCATCAGAGAGAATGTTTACGGTCTGGCCTTCAAGATGAGACAGGCCTCCAAATGTCCGGCGCGCCATCTGCCAGTTCGTGGTGGCCACATTCCTGAGGGATGGCGGGACGTTCCTGTTAGCACGAACCACTACAGCGGTATTGCTGGTTACAGAAATAATGTCGCAACGTAATTCTTTTGACACTTCATCGCCAGTATCAGGATCAGTTCCGGTATAAGGGAACTGTAGTTGAGCACCGACATCACTACTGGTGAAGTACGCACCACCAGAAATACTGATTGTATATTCCGCGCGGTAATCCCATTCGCCAGAACCACCAGTGATGGTCATCGTTCTGTCAGACGTATTTCTTCCATCATAGCTAAGGCCAGAATCAACAAAGAAAGCATCTTCATCGCTGGTAAATAAACGGCTGGACAGCCGCTCGATGTATCTCACTGTTTGCCCGTTAACGGTTCGGTTAACGACGAAATACACCGCATCTTCATTGCCTTCGCTGATACTGCATGTGCTTTCATATTTTCCGGTACTGGATTGTGGTGCCCATGCAAAAACCTGCTGATCACGCAAATAGGTCATCACCAGTAATTTACCGTCATCACGAATGCAGAAGGCACTGGAGTAAGGGACAATCGAGAAGCACCAGTCAACAATGCTGTGCTTCTGAAAAAGATGATTGGCAAGGATAGTAAGGTCGTTCCCCTGATATCCGTCAACATCGAATGAGTAGGCCAGATCACGTACAACACTGCCTTTCTCCTGGACGAACAGAGCAATATTCGCCACGGCAATTGGTGGGACATTGCTCGAGCCATTTGATCCCTGAGAGCTGAATGCAAATGATGATGGGGTTAACACTTTGTTCTGGTCGCCGGTGATGACGTACTCACCTCCGGAAGTCAGTGCCACCAGCGAACCGACATCAATCAGGTGGCGGATCTCATTAACCTGACGCCCGGCATAGGTGTAGATAATTCTGTCGTCATCCTGCGTAGGATTGCTTTTGCCAAAATCCTTATAATCCCCAGTACGGCTGGCCCAGATAGTCTGAGGGAACGCTGTCGATGCGGCGAAGTAAAGACGTTGTTGATAATAAACAACCGTGCCAGGATAACCGTTAACACTGTTCCAGGCATATTTAGCCCATTTATAGCTGGCATTATCCTCGCCAACGACCTGCGAAGGGATATAGGAAATCACCTCAGCAGTTGCAGTAGTGCCATTTACAGCAGTTATACGGGCAATGCCAAAACCACTGTGCAGATACTCCCACTCAATGCCAGTATCATCATCACCGGATCCGCCCCAGCCATCCCATGATGTGCCTTCTGTATGCGAAGGGCGCAAAGTGCCTGTTTTGCCTGCTGTAACGGCGCGATAGTAGTTACTGTCTGCACGGCGAATATCGCCAATCGACGTACTCTTACTGGTTTCCCATACCGGCACAGAATCCACTGCAGGCTGTTCCAGATAGAACAATTTGCCTACCTGCTCCGCGCCAAAAATAGAGGCGCTTGCCGTTAACGTAATTGTCCCGGTGCTGGCGCTGGCATAAACCGTCACTGACTCATCAATATTGATATCTTCAAATGGCCCGTTCTTCGTTACCACATCAACCAGTTGCCAGTTGTCATGCGCATAGCGGCGCAGCTCTTTCGGCGGGTATGCCGGGTGAACCAGCGTAAGCACGTCGGCGCTTTGCGTGAATTTAATTCGGAACAGATCGGCTTCAGTATATGGCGTGGCAATTTCATAAATAACATTGCTGCTGTTCAGCACCAACGCACCATCTTTGATAACGCGCATGTACTGGTGTCCGAACTCCAGAGCATAGGTCTGAACCGTTGAGAACTGGAACGGGATCAGGCGGCATTTCCGATTTGGGTATTTGGCGGCACCGACAAAACGCGTACCAGGTCGATTCTCAACGCCGCCATACTGCCGCACGATAAAGTTATCGCACTTGCGCAATGCCACCTGGTACTTCGCCATGTCGATACGACCGTACAACGACGGTCCAATCTCACCACCGGCAAAGCTGGGCTGTGTCCAACTGATAGCCATCAGGACAACCTCGCAATGGTAAACTCGTCAACCGGTGGCTGTGGTTCCTGTGATTCATTCTGGCTATGCGAGCCAGCACTAAGAATCACGCGATTGTACATATTGAGGGCAAACGTACCGAGGTCTGCATTCCCAGTCAGCGCCATGTTAATAGCTGCCGCAAGACGCCAGGCCAACGCCTCCATAAAAATGGCATCAAACATGTTCACATCTGTAACGCGAGAGACATACTTGAGCCATGCCTGCGGCTGGTCTGTGTAGATCAACTTTCCTGTTCCGTTGGTGTCTGCACCAACTTCGTACTGAACGCGCATTGCTGCTGTTGGATTGCGTACACCAGGAAGCATAATTTCAGTAATGCGCAGACAATCGGACGGGTACTGGTACGCATATTCCCAGTCAGGCGGTGGATTGCTCGTATCTGCAAGCGCCACGCGTTTGGTAGCAAAGTTCCAGTCAAAATCAGAAAGAACAGCATCACGGCAGGCCTCAAAGTGCAGCGAACATTCCCCCGCTTCCTTGCTGGCTTCCTTCAGGCTGTTAATGCTGCGGCTGTTGCCAATATTGGACAGCGCACGATTACAGATCTCTACTACAGAGGCCATCACTCACCTCCGTTACCGTACAGAGTTTCAGCCGCTGATTTTTCTACATCCCTGGAAACAGGAGCGATCGCCATATCAGTGATCTGCAGATCGGCGCTGCGATTAACACCATCGTCAGTTTCTCTGGCAGACAGGCCTCGAATAACAGCCTTTGCAGTTATCATCACTTCTGTTCCGACGCCCTGAGGTTGCGCCTTCAGCTTATTCAATGTGTCGTTATTAAGAGTGATGCACAGCCCCCACGGGTATTCATCGCGAGTTCTGGTTTCTCCGCTCTCATCCTGGTAGCTGTCAGTGCCGGTTTTGAGGTTTACGAGTTCCATATACACTCCTGCAATAAAGGGGCCGAAGCCCCTTGTCTGATTCGCGAGGCTTACACGCCCAGTTCTTTACGCTTATCTGCGATCTTCTCGCGGAGCGTTTCGGCTTTGGCGTTATGGTGTGGCTTCTCGTTAAAGAGCAATTCGTACTCTTCACGGAGCTTATCCAGTTCACCATCATCTGACACATCGTTGATGATTTTGGTGCTGGTTGCTGCCATAGTCACCTTTCCTGCTACCTTTGCTTTTGCCTGTCTGGCTGCATCGTTAACAGGTTCCAGTGCGCTACCAGGCTCACCTTCGTATTCGATTTCTGCCCCCTCCGGCCACAGTGTGTTATGGATATGAGAGAGGCGCAGAACGCGGTATCTTGGTTTCTCACCTGACATCGAAATCACCTTAACCAGTTACTTTTGAGCGGATCGGGTACGGTGTATTGGCATCAACATCCAGACTAATACCCGCAGTGAATTTGCCGGCCGTTAGTGGGCCAGTTGCGACGGAGTAGTTAACACGCAGATATCGCTGAACACCGGCAGGCACCTTTGCAGAAACAACTCGTTTACCTGCTGTCAGGGCGGTCTTTGCCAGTGCACCACTATCATAAATAGTGGTCCATGAGCTGTTATTCTCACTCGTCTGCAACTGGATGTTTACAGTTGCCTCACCACTTGCCGTGGCGGCTTCGTTAACCAGCACCCAAAACTCAAGCGGGTAACCCACGCCGATATCACGACGTTTTCCGTCAATTGGACCGAGATCGATTACGTCAGTAGAAGCCGCGGTATTCGTAACCGCCTGAGCTTCGGAGAACATCAACAGTTTGTCGGTGATCATCTTCTTTCTCCATTAGTGGGTCTGTTACGACCCACAGGTTAATAACAGGCGTTACACCACGCGGGCTTCTGTTTCCAGAAGCGCATCAGTTTCACGGATTGGTACACCACGGAATGAAGTCCACCACTCGCCTTCAGTCTCTTTTACGCTGATAGCCAGAGATGTTTTCTCCAGAGACTGCAGATCAAGAGCCTGGCCTACAGTGCGGTTCATGTAGAACACCGGGCGGCCCATGCCACGGTTTGGAATGCGATGTAGTGCTTTAACCATCAACTTCGCAATATTTGCGGCAGAGGAAGGTTCTGAAAGATTGCTGACATCGATGTTTGCAATGCGAACAACATAACGCCAGTCACGCAGAGCAAGTCCGTTGTCCCATTTGTAATGGGTGCGATAGCCTTCGTACTTGCCGCCATTAGCATCTTCCAGTGTCACCTGGCCTTTATCTTCCATCTGGATGCCAGCCTTCTGCCCTTTCGGGAAGATGCCATGCACGGTGTTTTCGCCCCACACCACTAACCAGATTGAGGTGTTATCTGTACCCGTGCCACCAGCATCAATGATGTTCTGAGCATTACCCGCAGACAGGCTGGAATAGCGGGAGGACAGTCCCATAAACTGCTGAGGGTTAACGCTGGAATCACCATAAAACAGCGTCTGCGCCATCTGCTGATTCATCGCTTCAATAAATGCGCGGTCTTCAGACAGGCGGAATTCAGCGGTATTGCCGTTCAGATCAGCCAGTGATTTATCGACTTCAGCATAGGTTTCCAGCATGCCAACGGAATCGGTTACCTGCACTGTGGTTGATTTGCTTGGCTGTACGCCATAGTTCAGCAAACGCCAGGTAGCTGAAGGTAAACCAGAACGAATGGTGGTTCGGTGTCCGGTAGGAAGGTTCCCTTCGACAAAAGGCATATCCTGAAGGATCGGGTTAGTTTGACCGAGAAGCTCGATAATCTTATCGACTTTCCCGTTTGGATCGACGCGCTTACCCCAGTCAGCCAGCGTTAGCGCAGTTAAGCCTTTAACAGCCATTGTCATTTCCTCTCTTATTTGCCATAGAGCACTTCGGCCGCACTACGCTGGCCTTCATTACCACCGGTGACCATGCCATCTTCAGACATCGCCTTTCCGATTTTCACGAACGTTTTGACCAGATCAGGGTGATTACCCAGCCCGGTGGTGTTCAGATATTCTTTGAGTTCAGGTGTCCCGAACTGGTCAAGCGCACGCTGTGCGGCGCTAAGGTTAGAAATCAACTTGTCGCCACCGATTTCTTTGTCAGCTTTTACATCCGCAGCCCACTGCTCGGTTGTTTTCTGCCAGGCTTCTGCCTGGCGCTGCTGAACACCTGCCAGAATCTTCGGATAAGCATCAACCAGCTTTTGCGCTTGCTCGTTGGTCAGGTTAAGTTCTCGCGCCACCGGCTCGAATTCCTTCAACGCTTCTGTATCCAGCTCTACGCCTTCGGCAGCCTGAAACTCGTACTTCTCAGGCGCACCCTCTGGTTTATCGCCGTCCTTTTTTTCATCCTGCTTATCGTTTTCAGGCTTTTTGTCATCAGCAGGTTTATCGCCATCAGCAACAGGTTGTGGCTTATCACCTTCCTGTTGTGATGGATCACCAACTGGAGCAGGGTTATCACCTGCAGGCGCTGACGGTTCTGACGCAGCCGGAGCTGCTCCACCATCGACTGGTTGCTCATTGCAAAGACGGCTATACAGCAAACGCTCAAACAAATTCATGATCACTCCTGTTCACTGGCCTCTTTGGCCATCTTCAAATACTGTTCAGGGCAATGCGCCATAACGCGCTGAAACAGTTCCAGCGCCAGATTGCGTTGCCCCTCATTAAATGCCATTGCCATAGCGTCCATCGGTGAGATAGCGGAAAACACACGGCCTTTCTCCAGCACCGACCAGACAACGCGACGCCCCTGTTCACTGCTCATGACAAAGCGAATGTCATCAATTTCACGCTGTGCCATGTCACGTTGCTTACGGGCGTTTTCTTCTTTCAGTTGATCGTCTTCGTAATCTGTCATTGTGATTGCCCACCCTGACCACTAACTGCATTCGCCATAGCTGACAAAACACTCGGATCCGAAGTTTTAGCTTCGCTTAGCGTCTTGGCACCCTGTGCCGCCGCCATCCCCATCGCCATCATTTGTTGCTGCTGTTGCTGCTGTGCCCGTTGCTGGCGAGCATGCTCAACCTGTTCCTGAGGAACAATGACGGTTGGAGACACTCCGGACATATCAGCGAATGCATCGATCGCCTGATCAACGTTGAGTTTGTCGAGAGCTTCTGGTTTCGCTTGCGCAAGTTGACCAATGAAGTTAACCGTGGACGCCAGACTGGACAGGCCGATAGACTTCTGCGCCTGAGCCATGACGGAAATGTATTCGACCTTCAGGGGCATGCCTTCCATCGCGTCAGGCGGTGGCGGCAGCATGTTTTTACGCACCATCATCGAGAAAGCGCGGTCAATGAGAGGATTAAGACATTCGTCGTTCAGACGTTCCAGAACCGGCCCCAACATCAGAAGTTTTTCTTCTTTCATTTCGATCACCGCTTCAACAGGCATCGAGCGGGTATTGATGTTCTGCAACATCATGAACAGATCGACAAAGTAGGCGCTGTTAATGATTTGACGAGTGTCCTGAATGTCTGCCACCAAATCTGCTGTACTGGGGTTAACCAGATAAGCAGGCCTGAAACCATCCTGACCAGTAATCTGATCGATATACGTGATGTCGCCAGGAAGAAGGGAGGCACGCTGATTCTTGAGGGAAGTCGGAGCAACCATCGGCGGATTGGTGGCTTTATCAATCAACTGCGACTTGCGCTTCTGGAGAAGCTGCAATGCCTTAACAGGTCCAAGCGCCAGCATACCCGGGCATGATGATCCATAAACATCTTCGCCGTTAACTTCCCAGCGCGGAGCCATAATTGGAAACTCATCGAATCCGGACTCACGCAACAACTTGTCGTTATCGCCACCAACCTCGTAATAAACCGATTTGAATGGCTTGTTCTTGCTATCCAGCTTCGATGTATCGCGGTCAATGTTCGGGTAAACCGAATGCATCACGTCAATCCACTTCTCGTAGGTGCCGCTTTCCCACATGCTTTTTACGGATTCGCTGACGTTATTTAGCCCGAACTCCTGAACAAGCTGACGAACAGTCATAGAGAACTTGCGAAAACAGGTGTCCACACTGCCACGAGGTGAGTTAGCCAGGTAGTAACTGCCTATCGGGAATGGCATTGTGCGAATGATGTCCTCGTCATCCTCCAGCACCGCCATTGCACCAGTGCTGTATGTGCCGAGGCTTCCGTATAACTGCGGAAGAGACTGGTAGAGATTCGACTTATTGAACATATCGTTCATGCGGTTCTGCACCGCCTCGAGCCACAACTTAACAGGACCATAATCCATCATTTCAGGATCTGGCGTAGCCAGGCGAAACCACGGACGCGCAGGGCTTGTGATGCCTGACATCATGCCGCTGGCGAGAGTGCGCGCCGCCATAGTCCCGGTCGAATCAATAATGCGTGTATTGCGTCGATCGTTACGGTTGACCTCAGAAGTCAGAAAGCGGGAACCACGCGGGTTGATGTAATCACTCAACTCGCGCCAGTGCGGCTCGAACGACTGACGCTCGCTTTCAAGTTGTGCGAACTGTTTGTTCAATCGCTCTTTAGTTGTTTCCGCCATTTCAATGACTCCGGTTACTGACCAAGCAGCGTTTTACCGCTGGTATTAGCGGTTGATGTGTCGCCCTGAGAACCGGTAAGCAGCGTAGAACTACGACCAGCAGCAGCGCGACGGCGACGTGTTTCTTCGTCGCGGGCATCAACAACGGCGGCATCCTGCTCCTGTGGTGCTGCCTGAACTTCTGGTGTTGCAGGCACTGATGGTGAGCTACCCATGCACATATCAATGACTCCGTACGCAATTAAATTATTACCAATTTAACCACATATGATTTATTTATCGTAGAAGGTTGACATTTAACGCGTGAATTATTACCTTTCAGGTAACTAAAGAGCTCATTCTGGTTACTAACCTGACTGGCTTGTCGTTAAATTAAACAGGTGGAGTGAGCTTTTATTTTGAGCAGTACGGCGTATGGCACATGCGCCGATAGCGGTCTGGATACGTTTAAGGGGCACCATCCCTTGCTCGGGCAAACGAACCAGGTAGCCGGAATGTGCAAGTCGAGCGGTTTTATTCCGCGCACGGGGATTCACCATCCCGGCGATTCGGTGTGACGCCTCGGAAGAGACGAGGGTACAACGATGAGAGCATTTATGGAGCCGCGACAAAGTGTGGCGCCTTAACAGGCTAAGTGCTCTCAGCGTTGTGGCATTAGCTCAGTCGGACAGAGCAACCGCCTTCTAAGCGGTTGGTCGCAGGTTCGAATCCTGCATGCCACGCCAGAATCACGCCTAAGGACCGTGATGCCAGAAGTTCCAGGGGCTTGGCGGTGATGGTTTCCCTTGAAGGACTATCACCGCCCTTTTTACAGCAGGACGCCATTGCGATGACTTCATGCTGTAAACCCGTACAGCCACGGAAGGCATAACTCATTGCTTCCAGTTCGCCCGGTTCGCCGGGCATTTTTTTAAGGTGAGATTATGAACGACAAGCAAATCGAAAAAGAAATCGTTGAGAAAGGCAAAACGGCACCGCGCGTTACGCCAGACCATATCGAAGGCATTATTGCTCAGGAGGCATATTTCACAGCAGAAGATGGTGCCTTTGGCAAAGCCATAAAAGCGAAACATACTGGCGGAGAGGTAAACTACCAGCCGCACGAATCACTTTCTCTGCTGACGTTCTGCGTCCTGGTGCTGCGCAACGGCTTCACCGTCACCGGAGAGAGCGCCTGTGCAAGCCCGGAAAACTTTGATGCAGAAATTGGTCGGAAGATTGCCCGGCAGAATGCTGTAAACAAAATCTGGATGCTCGAAGGTTACTTGCTGAAGCAGAAGCTAAGCGAGCAATAACACCGTGACATGTCACAAACAGCCAGCCGATGAGCTGGCTTTGTTTTATCCTCATCAGAGGATATCAACGACATTATCCCCACCAGCGGATTAAGCATAGGGATCGTAATCTGTGATGGCCTTGCCTTGCTGGTTCTGCTGCCCGGGAATTCGCAGACGCTTCGACACAGGGAACGCAAACGTCAGCAGTAGCGCATCGCCTTTACCAGGCGAACGCCCAAGCCGCTCCTTGATATCTTCCTTCGGTTCGATAACGATTTTACCGTCCACTCGAACTTTGTACTCTGCCGCCGACAGATCGTCCGCTGTTTCCTGGTCATCCAGCATCCCGCCCAGCCTCAGCCATGTCTTGCATGAGTTGAACATCTCCCCACGCTTGTTGAGCATCTGCTGGTCAGTAGACGCGCCACCGAACGGAACAAGTTGCCATGTGCGCCCCCAACCGTCACCGATTGACTTCAGACCGGTACCGTAACCAAAGTCGATGAACACTGCGTCAGCCTGATACAGGTCTTCAAAGTCAGCGATACGCTTCGCCATAATCAGATCGTCGGTAGTCTTGTTGCCAGTCCACAGCACCTTACTGTGTAGCCCCTGCCGCAGGTATATCACCGCGTCATCAACGCCTGAATATGCCGGGTCAACACCGATTATCACCGGAGCATGCGCCACCTGCGCAGCGGTTACCACCCGTTTCATTGCCTCATCAGTAAGACCGGTAGGGATAAACTGCAATTCAGATGCATCAGGGAATATGCCGCGCACACGGATTTTAACGAAGTCGCTGTCTTCCCCGTAGTCATCAACCCATTTCTGCAACTGCTGTTTGTTAGTGCCTTCCACCGTCCGGCTGTCAATCTGTGCAGTTTTCCAGCGGTGTTTATATTTGCGGAAACATTCGCGGAAACGCCCGGTGTTACGTGTCGGATTTCCGAACGCCACCCAGATAATCTCAGTGTCTTCGTCCGTAAGCGCACCCTCAGCAACTTCCCACACCAGATCCGCAATGTTCGACGCTTCATCGAATACCACGATGATGCGTTTGCGCTCGTTGTGTAGTCCGGCGAATGCCTCAGTGTTGTGCTCAGACCAGGGGATTGCGTCAGCTCGCCACCGCTTGTCGTGTCCAGGATCATTGCTGTACATCGCGGTAGCGGTACAGGTAAACCAGTCTTTCGTGATAGCAAGGTTCGACCACTTGATAATTTCCGGCCAGGTCTTCGTTCGTAGCTGGTTGTCGGTGTTGGCGGTCACCACGACCTTACAATCCTCGCAAGTGGACATGCCCCAGTTGATCAACATTGAGATGAATGCTGATTTACCAATACCGTGACCAGAAGCGCGTGCCAGCATAAGCGGCTGATAGCGCGTCTCCGGATTCTGCAGGTGATCACGTATCTCTCGGAACGCATCAGCCTGCCACTGACGTGGGCCGGTGGCATGTGCCAGTTCAGTCCCCTCTTCCCCCCACGGGAACGCATAGAGGGCATAGCCAAGCGGATCGTGAGTGAACCCTGCAATATCCTCGATCAACTGCTCTTCAGGAGATAACGCTGTATCTGTCACTGATTACCATCCTGACGTTCTTTGAGTCGCTTCCTGGCTGCCGCTATGCGATCAGCAATTGTCACATTCACATTAACATCCAGGCGTTCTTTGAATGCGTTGACGTCGACGTGCTTACCAATCAGTTCGAGGTTCTTCACCTTGTCAGGCCATTTAATTTTTTTGAGGATTGTCTCTATCGAATCCTCGTTCATGTTCATGATGGTCGATGACAGATCAAAGCCACTAAGCGTAGTGCGCCAGATTTTCGGCCACTCACTGATTGGTTTAAGGCTCCCATCGTCGTTGAGGATATCGATCACGTCCATCTGGTCGATCTCCACCAGGCGCATGAGAACGTAATCAGCACTGACGCGCATTCGTTTGTTGCGCTCCTCCATCAACTCGGCAATCCGTTTTTGAATGCGTTCATCGCGCATCATGACACTGGCTTTAACTGCCGCTGTATTTGGGGAGAATCCTGCGTTAATCGCTGCCTGAGTCTGGTTTTCAGGCGTTTTGATGTATGACTGGCAATAAGCCTCCTGCATTGCTGTGAGCGGCTTAAATTGCGTTGATTTGCGTTTATAGGTTTTAGGTTCAGCAGGCATCATAACCACCATGGTAATAGTTACCGTTGTGGTAATAGTACCATGCAAAATAAAGCCGCCATAGTTGGCGGCAGTATTCAAAACCCGTCAAATTCATCATGCATAATCTACTCGTGACATGTCACACTATTAATTTCGTTTCATGCCAGCCTTTAGTCACCCAGCATTGCGAGTCACCATTACACGGGCATGAATTAACAGGAACTCTCTCGCCGCACTTACCGCAACGTTTTCTACTGATCGATTTTATACGCCCGCGCACACGTGCATCATCCTGGCGGATCAGCAGCGCGATGTACTCGGCCATTTCATAGGGATCGCGACCAGGGCGCCGGGCGGCGCAGTTCCGCGCCAGCATTTCCTGCTCCTGCTTATCCAGCACCAGTTCAATTTTGCGCTCACCGGCGGCGGACTGCCGAGCGCGCTGCGCGGATTTGCGTTCTGCGGGGGATTTAGCCACGAATCGCACTCCACGCCAGATTGATTAATGACTCCCAGGCAATATAAACCCGGATACCAGCAGCCAGGCCGAAACCAATCACCATGGCATAAAGCAGAGCGTTGAGCTTGTTCATTACTTCACCTCCTGCGGCGGTTCTGGTAGAGGCATCCAGTGAGTTACGTCATCCAAGATATTTCCTGATAAATACGTGAAAGCTCTATATTTTTTGTAATCAATTGGATTTACAACCCAGTTCCAATATGCGGCCACGATTTCACCTTGACTAAATGCCAGTAACATTTTGGTGTCTTCCGGCATTCGCTCACTACAGCTTATCCAACCATCCGGAGTTACCGGATAGTTGCCAGCCAGTCTACGCAAAACAGCCTTAACCGCCTCAATACGGTCATCATCGCAATTTTCCAGCGTATCTATGCGGTCGAGCATGATGATGGCGTTATCAATATCAGGATTGCCGGTCCACTCATTACCGCGATTGGATTCGGCAGCCTGGTTGCCGTGTACTGTTTGATTCTCGGCTTTACCCAGTCTGTCATCGCTGCATGAATACCCTTCCAGCCAGGCCAATGCTTGTCGCATGAAATATGCAATATGTTTGCCGTGGTAATCGTCTTCATCTATGTGAAAAGCGATACTGCGAATGTATTCAATTGCATTTTCAATAGCCTCCAACGCTATCGGCGCTGGCGGCGCAGCGAATAGATATCCGCCAAAATCAGGAAGCTCTCCAATGGCCTGTACGAACTTTTGTTTGCCTACGTCAATTCCTAATGGGTAGTGAGCTATAATCTTTGCCACTGGCTCTGCTTCCAGCGATGCCAGTGCAATTCGTGCCAGTTCTTCCGCTTCTTCTGCTG